GGAGAGCGAAGAATGGCGAGACCCTTGGTGGTTTAAAGAGCCGACACCACCGCCCGTACAACAAATTAAGTTGCATGGTTGCGAATTATGTGGTAATCTTACCTGTAGAGGAACATGCTTTAAATGAGGAAAGCGAAGAATGAAAAGATGTAAGTTTATCCGAACCACCAACACTCATGTTACGACTGGTCATACGATAAACTCTATCTTTGTTCCCATGCCAAACTCGTGGGAGAGACACCAGTGGCTAAAGGGTTACTTTGGAAAAGAATGCGCTGTCGCTGGAAAAGATATGTGGGACTTGCTCGTTGAGAGATACGAGGTTAAAGTGCTGATAGAAGAGGATGGTTTCTTTCGTGAGGAGAGCTTAGAATAATGGATATTATAGGACTGGGAGAGGCAGGCTGCAACATAGCCGAATGTTTTAGAAAATACCCACAATACAACATCTACAAGATAGACGTTGGTGTGGAAGGGGATAAATGTTTCAATGTCCCGAAGCAAAAGAGTCCAGAGGACTATGAAAGCTCTGCGCCCAACCTATCTTCCTTCTTCACAGAGCTAAGCGAAGAGGCAATATTTATTGTAGGTGGGGCAGGCCACATATCGGGTATGACACTTGCGATACTAGAGCAGTTAAAAGATAGAAAAATATCTGTACTATACATTCGCCCTAATCCCAAGAGTTTGACAGGAAAAAAGAAGTTGCTTGAACGAGCAACCTTTGGTATACTACAGCAGTACGCAAGGTCAGCCTTGCTAGAGGACGTACACGTCGTTAGTAATGAAAACATTGCTAAAATAATTGGCAATCTACCCGTGATAGGTTACTATGATAAAATCAACGATCTTATCGCTTCTACACTACACTTTGTTAATGTCTTCAATAGGACAAAACATGTGTACGGAATGGTAGAAGAGAGAGAAAATGTTTGCAGGGTATCAACAATCGGGTTACTTGATACCAAGACTTCAGAGGAGAAAATGTTCTACGATTTGGACCTGATTAGGGAAAAAAGTTATTTTTACGCTTTAAACGAGAGTACACTACTTAATGAGTCCAACATGATTTCTACCTTAGAAACCCAAATCGAAGAAAAGAAAGAAAAGTGGTTGACAAAGATTTCGTACAGGTTATATTCGACTGACTACGAAAATGACTTCGGTTATTGTGTACAAAGAACTTCAAAGGTACAGGGGGAATAATGGTAGCGTATATTGGTTCATTTGTGAAGAATGATGGTACAATTAGAAGAATGTATTTTGCAAAGCTTGATGATCTGCCTGCTGGTTTCTTGGACGCCAAGACAACAGGCACAGGTACATCACCAACTCAAGGTTCAGGTAAAGAACTGGTTTGGGATTTGCAGGCAAATAATTTTAGAGTTTTTAACTATAGCGCTCAACGTGGCGAGCTTAAAGCTTTCCAATACGACGAGAATAATTTAGTTTGACAAGTTTAGCACGATGGAATATTAGCTGTCGTGACTATAGGGTAGCCCCCACATTTCATAATAGGAGAAATTAACATGGCTATTGATCTACAGAAGATGAGAAACAAGTTGAATAGACTAGAAGGCAAGGGACGTGGTACGTCTGCATTCTGGAAGCCCCAAGATGGTGACCAGACTATCCGAATCCTTCCCTGTTCGGACGGAGACCCCTTTAAGGAGTTTTGGTTCCACTACAACCTTGGGGATAACCGAGGTTTCCTAAGCCCGAAGCGTAACTTCGGAGAGGAGGATCCGCTGGATTCGTTTGTCCGCCAGCTCTTTAACTCTGGCAGTGAGGAAGATATTAAGATGGCGAAGAACCTTATGGCTCGTCAGCGCTTCTTCTCCCCTGTCATCGTGAGAGGTGAGGAAGACAAGGGTGTCCGACTATGGGGTTATGGCAAGATGGCGTACAAGGAACTTGTGACGCTTGCCCTGAACCCTGACTATGATGACATTACGGACCCTGAGACTGGGACTGACCTTGTTATCAACTACGGAAAGCCTGCTGGTGCATCTTTCCCGAAGACGACAATCACACCACGTCGTCGGTCGTCACCGCTTTTTGCTGACGATCCAGGTGGCCAGAAGGCTGCTGAGGCTATGACGAGCATTCCTGATTATGACGAAGTGTTCGCTGAGTCTCGTAAGACTCCGAAGGAGGTCGGTCGTATGCTAGACGAGTGGCTTGCAGGTGAGACCGATGGTAATACTAGCGTTGAGAAGTATGGTAGTGGTACCGGAACTAATAATAGTGTTGAACAAAAGATGGAAGAGCTTATGAATACTAGCGCTGCCATCTAATTTCCCCCCACCGCAGGGAGGCACGGGTTGAAGAACTATCCCAAGTTCTATCTAATAGGTGCCTCATTTTTTTTTGCATATCGGAGGTAATATGAATTTGCAGAATATCATTGAGAATAAGTACATCCAGGCTGCTGGTGTATTGGTTGCCCTGACGTTTGTGTTCTGGCTTGTTACTAATTCTGGCACGTCCAGCGAAGTGGCCACTACCGTGAATACTACCGAGCAGACGAATGAAACCCAGAAGGTTTCTACTAAGGTGAATGACGATATTATGGAAGTTGTTGTTGAGGCTGACAAGCCCACTGACAATAGCGACGATAATGAGAATATTGAGATTAATGATAATAATACAGGAGAAGAGTAAGATGATTATGCGAAATATCGCATCGGTGTCTGTCCTGCTTTGCGCCCTAACGCTAACAGCGTGTGGTGACTGCGAGGAGGGCGAGGATACCGCTGCTACAGAGACTGAGGAGACTACCGAGGAAACTACTGAGGACACTACTGAAGAGTCCACAGAGGAGACTGAGGAGACTGGTGGAACCACTGGTACTACAGAGCCAGAGGATACTGGCGTTGTAGATACCGGCGCTGTAGATACTGGCGCAGAGTAACTCCACATACCGCAGGGAGGCATGGGTTACAGATGCCTCACATTTTTTATTAGGAGGGACAGTGGCTAGAGGAAGAAGCAAGAGTCAGGAAGCAGGAAAAGTCCATAATATGGGCGATATGATTAAGCGTTTGAACAAGAAGTACGGCATGCGTGTCGCACATGATTTAAACGAGGAAAACCCAACAGAGGTTAAAGAGTGGATCCCCACTGGTTCCCGATGGCTAGACTCGGTCATCTGCAAGGGGCAAATGGCTGGTATCCCTGTTGGTAAGATTACTGAGGTTGCAGGACTATCCGCAACAGGTAAGAGTTATTTAGCAGTTAATATCGCCGCAAACGCTCAGAAGATGGGCCACTATGTTGTTTACTTTGACGCTGAAAGTGCAATAGATCCCGAATTTATTAGAAAAGCTGGTGTGGATACAAGTCCAGAAAAGTTTATGTATATTCAAGCGGTTACGGTTGAGCAAGTGCTTGAGATGATGGAAGATTTCATTGGCACAGAGCAACAAACTTTATTTATATGGGACTCGATTGCCAATACCCCCACAGAGGCTGACAAAGAAGGTGATTTCAACCCTAACTCATCAGTCGGGAAGAAAGCCAGGACGCTCTCACTAGCCTTTCAGAAGCTTACAATCCCCATTGCCAACTCACAATGTACGTTGCTTGGCCTCAATCAGCTAAAGACCGTTATTGCCAGTACACATGCACAGAGGATGGAGGCTTTGAGCGAGCCATACACAACCCCAGGCGGTAAGTCTATGGTCTATAATGCTTCGCTCAGAATCTGGCTCACAGGGCGAAAGGCAAAGTCTGCCTTTGTTAAGGATGAGAATGGGTTTACCATCGGTTCGGAGGTAAAGGCTACACTTAAGAAATCTAGGTTCGGCACAGAACGTCGCCAATGTACTTTCCAAATTATGTGGGGCGCAGACGAAGTACGAATTTTAGATGAGGAATCATGGTTTGAGGCGATTAAGGGCTCAGAGCACGTTCAACAGGCTGGTGCGTGGTATTCGCTAGTTTACGAAGACGGGACAACCGAAAAGTTCCAAGCCACCAGATGGATGGAAAAGCTAGAAGATCCCAAGTTCAAGAACAGAGTACTAGAACTAATGGATATAGAGGTCATTGGTAAGTACCGTGACAGGCAGGGCAGCATCGAATCTTTTGAAGATATTGACGCAGCGGTTGCAGAGGGTTAATAGCAAAAGGTGAGGTGGCCGAGTGGTTTAAGGCTCTGGTCTTGAAAACCAGCGTACTGAAAGGTACCGTGGGTTCGAATCCCACCCTTACCGTTTTTAGGGGGAAGCGTGAAGAGAGTAATGATAATAGACTGTATGAATATTTATTTGCGGTCGTATATAGTGGACCCAAGCCTATCGCAGAATGGTATTCCCATTGGAGGTTTTAAGGGCTTCCTCAAGACGCTCCAGAAGCTTTGTAGAGAGATCAAACCTGATAAGGTAATAGTCGCATGGGATTGTGGTGGCGGCTCTCGTAAACGCAAGAGGATCGACAAGAACTACAAAGCTGGTCGTACCCCCGTTCGCTTGAACAGAGAAGTACGCAACCTCACGCTTCGGGAAGAGCAAGACAACAAAGTCTGGCAGCAAATTAGACTTTCTGAATATCTTAATGAATTACCGATAATCCAATATTGTGTTGAGGACGTTGAAGCTGACGATATAATCTCCTATCTTGTCCAAAATAAGCGTTTGGCAGACTGGCAAAAAGTTATTATCTCTAGCGATAAAGATTTCTACCAACTCTGTGACGATAAAACAGTTATATACCGTCCCACACAAAAAGAGGTACTGAACAAATACTCAGTTGTAGAGCGGTATGGCATTCACCCAAATAACTTTGCTCTTGCTAGGGCGATAGCAGGGGATGCGTCAGATAACTTGAAGGGGATAAAGGGCGCAGGGCTAAAGACAATTTCTAAAAGATTTTCCTTTATGATCGAAGAAAACGACTACTTAATAGAGGATGTTATAAAGCACTGCGAAGCAGTTGAAAAGCCGCTTTTGGTCCACAAGAGAATACTTGAAAATATTAATTTAGTAAAGAAGAACTACAAGCTCATGCAGCTTTATAGCCCTTCTTTATCTCCGACAATGAAGTCAAAAATAAATTATATTTTAGAAAACACAGAGATGGAATTCAATCTCACAGAAATGAGAAAGATGATGATGATAGACGGTTTTGGGGAATGGGATAATTCTGATTTAGCTATTGCTATGAGAAAGATTATTGCACAATCGAAGAAGTGAGTTATAGTAGGGGACGAGGGGGAAATATGGAAAGGACAGATTTTAGCCACTTTGGTAAAAACTTTCAAGAGGCCTTGTGTCTTCTGATGTTGGAAGATAGGCCATTTGCTGACCAAATAACGGAAGTTTTTGATATAACATTTTTGGAACTTGGGTATCTTAGGCTTTTTACGTCTAAGGTTATGAATTATAGAGAAAAGTATGGTGTTCACCCTACAAAGAAGATTATGGCTACTGTCATAAAGTCTGATATGGACAAGGAAAATGAGGCTATTCAAAAGCAGGTTCGTGATTACTTCGCCAGGATCATGACGGCGGGTACTTTGAAAGATTCAGAGTTTATCAAGGATAAAGCTTTGGATTTTTGTCGTAAACAGAAATTGAAGGGCGCTATGCTTAAGTCCGTAGACCTTTTGCAGACTTGCTCTTTTGATGAGATATCCAAAATCATTAATGATGCTCTTGTATTGGGTAGCGACTCCAACTTCGGTTATGACTACCTCAAGGATTTCGAAGAGAGATTTGAGCTTAAAGCCAGGGATCCAGTTTCTACTGGGTGGCCGGAAATAGATTCAATTTGTGGTAAGGGCCTTGGCAAGGGTGAGTTAGGTGTTGTTGTCGCTCCAACAGGGGCTGGAAAGTCCATGGTTCTCACCCACCTTGGGGCTCAAGCCTTACTTCGGGGTGTCACAGTCGTACACTACACCCTTGAACTAAGCGATACGACTATCGCTTCTCGTTATGACAGTTGTATCACAGGAGTTGGCCTGAATGATCTGTACTCTTTCAAAGAACTGATCTATGAAAAGGTCCAGGATGTGAAGGGACAACTCATTGTTAAAGAATATCCAACAAAGTCAGCTTCTACGAGAACTATCAAGAATCATCTTGAAAAGCTAGTAAATCGTGGCATAGAGCCGGGGCTGATTATTTTAGACTACGGTGACCTTTTACGACCGGTTACGACAAGAAAAGAGAAGCGAACCGAATTAGAGTCTATTTACGAAGAGATGCGTTGTGTAGCACAGGAGTTCCAATGCCCTGTGTGGACAGCATCGCAGACGAACCGGTCTGGGCTTAATGCGGAGGTTATTACTATGGAGAGTATTTCAGAGGCATTCAGTAAATGTTTTGTCGCTGACTTTATCTTCACCGTGTCGAGAACTATGGAGGATAAAACCTCTAACACTGGTAGAATATACGTTGCCAAAAACCGCAACGGACCTGATGGGCTTGTTTATCCAATTTTCATGGATACTAGTAATGTTAAGATTCGTGTCTTGCCACCAAGTGACAATGAAGAGGATGAACTAACGGCAAAGAGCCAATCAGATATTTTGAAAGAGAAGTACAAAAAGTTTAGAAGTCAACAAAGGGAGAGTACTTAAAATGGAGATAGCATCAAAGATATTGTCAGATATCACAGTTTATATGAAATATGCAAGGTTTTTACCAGAGAGTTACCGTAGGGAGACCTACGAGGAGCTTGTGACTCGCAACAAAGACATGCACATAAAGAAGTACCCAGATCTGGAAGGGGAAATAGACGCAGCATACGAATATGTCTATGCTAAGAAGGTACTTCCTTCTATGAGGTCGATGCAGTTTGGTGGCAAGCCTATTGAAGTTGCGCCAAACAGAATTTTTAATTGTGCTTATCTGCCAATTGATGATGCTAGAGCTTTTGGAGAAACCATGTTTCTCCTGCTGGGGGGCACAGGTGTAGGTTACAGTGTACAAACACACCATGTTGAAAAGCTGCCTGAGATTGTTAAACCTAACGGTAAGAGAACTTATCGTTATTTAGTGGGGGATTCTATTGAGGGCTGGGCCGATGCGGTCAAGGCTTTGGTGATGTCCTACTTCCGTGGAACCTCAAAGTTACGTTTCGACTTCTCGGATATTAGACCCAAGGGCAGTAGATTAGTAACATCGGGTGGTAAGGCACCCGGACCACAGCCTCTGAAGGAGTGCTTGGTTAAGCTTGAAGGTATCCTAGAAGCAAAAGAGAATGGTGATAAATTAAGACCGATTGAAGTCCATGACATGATCTGTTATATTGCAGACGCTGTGCTGGCAGGTGGCATTCGTCGTGCTGCTCTAATTTCCCTGTTTTCGGCTGATGACGATGAAATGATCGCAGCTAAGACGGGAAGTTGGTGGGAGAAGAACCCACAGAGGGGCCGAGCCAACAACTCAATCGTTCTAATGCGCCATATTGTTACAGAGGATTTCTTTAAGGATCTCTGGAAGCGGGTGAGGGCGTCAGGTGCAGGAGAGCCAGGCTTCTACTTTACATATGACAAAGATTGGGGGACTAATCCTTGTTGTGAGATCGCTCTTCGCCCGTTCCAGTTCTGTAATTTAACAGAAGTCAACGTCTCGAATGTTGAGACTCAAGAGGAGCTAAACGACCGTGTTAGGGCAGCGGCTTTCATAGGCACTTTGCAGGCAAGCTATACAGATTTCCATTACCTTCGTGCGGTGTGGAAGAGAGCAACAGAAAAGGACGCACTTATCGGTGTTTCTATGACTGGGATTGCATCTGGCAAGGTTTTGGGACTCGATACTGGCAAGGCTGCCTCCATAGTCAAGGAGGAGAATGTTAGAGTTGCTAAGTTGTTAGGCATAAATGCTGCTGCTAGGACAACCTGTATTAAACCAGCCGGTACCACAAGCCTTACGTTGGGCACTTCTTCTGGCATCCATGCATGGCATGCTCCTTACTACATCCGTAGGATTAGGGTGGGCAAGAATGAGGCTATTTATCAATACTTAAACGAATTCCACCCGGAGTTGGTTGAGGATGAATACTTCCGTCCCCACGATACAGCGGTCATTCAGATCCCGCAGAAAGCCCCAGAGGGCTCAATACTGCGCTCTGAGAGCGCTCTAGAGATGCTAGAGAGAGTTAAGCTGTTTAGTTCTAATTGGATCAAGAAGGGCCACAGAAAGGGCCAAAACACCCATAATGTGAGTGCCACTGTCACGATTAAAGAAGATGAGTGGGAACACGTTGGCGAGTGGATGTGGGAGAATAGAAATTCTTACAACGGACTCTCAGTGCTGCCTCATGATGGAGGCACGTACATCCAGGCTCCCTTTGAAGACTGTGACGAGGAAACATACAATACTATGCTACAGACACTACAGGAAGTTGATCTGTCCAGCATTGTAGAAATGCAAGATGACACAGACTTACAAGGCGAGCTTGCTTGTGCCGGCGGAAGTTGTGAGATTAAATAACTTGACATATTATTAGAGTCTTGTTAGGTGGCATGTAGTGGAGGTTCGGTATGAAGTTCAACTACATGCTGCCCAAAGTAGAGCAGATAAGAAAATGTATAGATGGTAGAGAGCACTATTATGTGCCAACAGGCCACATGGAAGCAACAATTGGACATGTTGCAGTAAGATTTCGTTGTAAGCATTGCAACGAGCTAGCAACAGCCTTTTTAGATGATGAACAATACAAAATTAATGAAAAGCTACTGAATACTTATGGAGGATAGATGATTGTAAAGCCAAAGAACAACTGGATTCAAGTTGCTCTCTCGTTCGACAAGGATAGGGAAAACCCTTATGAAGTGCTGCTGCCTGCGGATTACAGGCCGACAGAGAATCCTTATAAAGCGGTTTCTGTGCATGCTGACCCGCTGGGAGAGTATAAGTATGGAGATGTAGTGGTTGTGCCCACGCATATTATTAGAGAAATAGAGTTAGAAAGCAAGAAGTTCCACCTGATTGAGCGTGGTCATATTATGGCGCTAGTAGAAGCGTCATGAACAAGATTGACCACCCAAACTATTACGGTGGTGAAAGCAACACTTATGAGGCCATCAAGATCATCGAGGCATACGACTTAAACTTTTCTCTTGGAAATGTTATCAAGTATGTGCTTCGAGCGGGCAAGAAGAGCGAAAGTGCTATCGAAGATCTTGAGAAGGCAGCACGTTACATACAATTTCAAATAGATTATTTGAGGAGAAACAAAGATGTTTGACAGAGTTATTATTGACTACGGCCACGGGGGGATGATTGATGAGAAGTATCAGACACCAGGTGGCAAGCAGTATCATTTTACGGAGCCCGAGGTACTTTCTATATATGAGGGTGTGTTTAATCGTGGCGTTGCCAGTAAGTTGATGACAATCCTGTCTGGCTTTGGGATCGAAGTCTTCGATTGTGTGGAGGATTGCTATGTCACAGAGACAGTGATGCCGGAAGAGCTTGAGCAGAGAGATGTATCTTTGACTACTCGCGTTAGGAATGCAAATCGAGAGAACAAGCGAGGCAAAACTTTGTTTATTTCTATCCATGCAAATGCGATTGGGAATACCATTAGAGGGCCGTCACAGTCAGCTCGTGGAGCTTCCGTTTTTGTGTATAGGAACGCAGGCACTGCTGGTGAGATAGCTCAGAAGCTACTTAGCCGCTATTCTGAGACGAGCTTAAAGCCACGCAGGGTCGTGGAGAATAAGTCTTTCTATGTCCTCAGAAAGACTGCTATGCCCGCCCTACTGTCAGAGAATGGTTTCTTTACAAATATTGATGATGCTAAATACCTCTTATCGGAAGACGCACAATGGGAGATTGCTGACGCTCACTTCGATGCTATAAAGGATTTCCTTGACATTGAAGAGGGTAATGGGTTAGTATAGAAACATGAGTGATCCAGACGCGTACAGGACCAAGAGGGAGTGGATTCCAATGAGTAATATTAAGGCAACAGTGCCAAGGGCAGCACTATTTAAAGAAGAGTCCAAAAGGAGTATACATGTCTATGGAGACGGAATTGGCAGAGTTGATCTCGTGGAACACATGGGTTCTGATCTCACTATCGTTAATAGTGCCCGCGTTAGCTTTGGCAAGCACAAGGAGGCACTAGATGAAAAAGATAAGAAACTGGTTAACTACTTGGTTAAACACAGACACACCAGCACGTTTGAACACAACGTTGCTACTTTCCGTTTTGTGGTTCCACTTTTTGTTAGGTCTCAGCATCACCGTCATCGCACTTGGTCTTATAACGAAATCTCTCGTAGATATACTGATGTGAACATTCAGTTCTACGAGCCAGAGGCTTTCAGAACACAGCACAAATCAAACCGACAGGCATCAAACGCCGAAGAGTTGATTAATCCTGAGACAGATACAGAAGCATTCTTTATGTGTGGTTATGTAACTGGCGACTGGAATCCTACTGCCGCAGAAGTAGTGAAACGTCACAATGAGAATTCTCTTTTTCTTTATGAAGAGCTAATAGAAAAAGGCGTTTGCAGAGAACAAGCAAGAGGCGTTCTGCCACAGAACCTCTACACCGAGTATTACGGCACAGTCAGCCTGAACAATCTTCTAAAGTTCATTGACCTTCGCACACACGAAGGGGCACAGTGGGAGATTCAAAAGGTTGCCGAGGCTTGCTTGGAGATTGCAGAGGGGTTATGGCCTGTTGCCGTAGGTGCTTATAGGAGAGCGAAGAATGAAAGTCGGTGATAGAGTAAAAATAAACTATCGGGGCGAACCTGCTTATCGCTATAGTAGAAGCGAGGATCACCCAACCAAAGGGTTTTATTACGAGAATGGCGATGAGGCAGTTGTAATAGACCCGAACTATTACAAACAAGAGATTAGAGAACACACAAACCTAGCAGGTTACACCTTCCCGATTTCAGTAACCCTTGAGGGTGTTTTAGTTCTTATTGATGGCGAACAGGTGGTAATAAAAGAGAAGGACTTGGAGAAAGTAATCGTGGAGAGCGAAGAATGCCCAAAAGGAACCCACGAAAGCTTGGATGAAGCTTTGGGCTGCTGGAAGTGTCAGAATGCTTCTTTGAGAGCGTGGAGAGCGAAGAATGAATTTAGCTAGAGAAGAAGTAAGTTTATTGAATCCAGCCGCCCTCGCAGCAGACGGATTAGATGATGCTATCATAGGGTATGGGCAACAATTCCCAAAAGAGCCTTTGCTAG